ACAACCGTTTGTTCAAAATCTTTCTAAAGGACTGAGTGGTATATTTGGCAACATATTTAATCTTGGTGCTGGTGCAGTAGGAGGTGGAGCAGGAGCGGCAGGAGCGGCAGTTAGAGCGGTGGCTGGTTTTGCTGATGGTGGTATTATGACTAACCGTGGTATGAAGCAATTACAATATTATGCAAATGGCGGTATTGCACGTTCACCACAATTAGCAGTATTCGGTGAAGGCAGTATGCCAGAAGCGTATGTACCGCTACCAGATGGACGGTCGATACCAGTTACCCTTAAAATGTTTGCTAAAGGTGGATTGTCGAGTGAAATTAAGAAACGACCAACAATTACGGACGTAGCAGATGTTTACGCAGGTAGAAGAGATAGATACGATTTTATATATAAGCCAAAACCTACATATTCTTTGTTCAGTCCAGAAATGATTGACGTTTATTCAGGCAAAAGAAGCTTGTATGATTTAGCACCTAAGCCAAAACCGCAACCTAATTTATTTAGTCAGGATTTTCAAGATTTTCTGGCTGGCAAGCGAACGTTTCAGAGTGTTGTTGAGTCAAGAAGACAGGAAGCAATCGCTGCTAAGAGCTACGCTAGAGGTGGTATAGCTGACTCTCCACAGTTAGCAATGTTTGGTGAGGGTAGCACGCCAGAAGCGTATGTACCGCTACCAGATGGAAGACGGATACCAGTTGTATTGTCAGGTAATACTAGCGGTGGTAATACTGTTATTGGTGGTAGCACATCAGTAGTCGTTAATGTTGACGCATCTGGTACTAAAGCGGCTGGTGATGAACCACGAGCAAATCAATTAGGTGAACAATTAGCCCGTGCTGTACAAGCTGAAATTATTAAACAACAACGACCAGGAGGACTATTGTACTAATGGCTTTATTTGATTGGATTCCTGATTATGGTACGTCACGTCAACACAAACCAACTGTACGCAATGTTAAATTTGGTGATGGTTACGAGCAGCGGTTAACATACGGAATCAACACAAACCTACAAAAATGGGGACTTCAGTTTACTGCTAGAACGAATGAAGAAGCTGATGCAATTATGGATTTTCTGGATGACAGTAATGCTGTTACTGCATTTGACTGGACAACACCAGATGGAATTAGTGGTAAAAAATGGATATGTAGGCAGTGGTCAAAAACAATGATAGCGTACAACATAAATGACGTAAGTGTTGAGTTTGAGGAAGTAATGGCATGACAATTGACATTAGTTTCTTATTGTTTGCTGATGTGTCGAACGTTGGTTTAATATCTAGTTTTGCATTAGTTGGGAATGGTATAGATGTTCATGCTCAATTACAACTACCTAATCCATCAGCCATCATTGAATTATTTGAACTACAAACATTTGCAAATATCCATGGGGTTGCCCAAACACTACGGTTTCATCCTGGTACTACACAAATAGGTAGCAATATTGTTTGGAATGGAAATAGTTATACTCAATATCCATGTATAGCAACTGGTTTTGAATACAATGGCAAGGGACAGTTGCCAAGACCTAGATTGCAATTTGCTAATTTACAATCATTAGTTAGTGCAATGCTGATTGCAGTTAATGAAATCAATCCTGGCAACGATTTAATTAATGCAAAATTTACACGGATTCGTACTTTACACAAATACATTGACAGTGCAAATTATCCACAATTTGCTGAGATTAAAAATTTAAGTTTAGTGACTGATGTCGCATTGATTGGTATAAATCCAAATGCTAATCCAAATGCAAAAATGCCTGATGAAATTTATTATATTGAACGCAAAGTAACAGAGACCCGTGACATTGTTGAATTTGAATTAGTTGCAGCATTTGACATGGTTGGTGTACGGGCTCCACGTCGAATGGCAATTGCAAATATTTGTCAGTGGAGGTATCGCAGTGTTGAATGTTCATACACTGGCTCTAATTATTATAATATAAAAGATGAACCTGTTACGTCATTGTCTGAAGACGTTTGTGGAAAACGATTGACCAGCTGCAAACTACGTTTTGGATCTAACAATCCACTGCCGTATGGCAGCTATCCAGGGTTGGGAGGATATGATGGTTAATATAATTTTAGAAGACAAAATAAAAACAGATATACTTAAACACGCAAATCGTCAGCAGCCACGGGAATGTTGTGGATTGTTAGCGGTGTATAACGGTAAACAACGTTATTATCCATGTAATAACCTAGCTACCAATACCAATACGTTTGTCATGGATGTACTTGATTTTGCCGCCGTTGAGGACGAAGCTTCTGTATTAGCTATTGTACATAGCCATACGGTTGGTGATTGTCAACCATCAATGGCTGATTTACAATCATGTGAGCGGTCAAGATTACCATGGATAATTGTAAATCCTAATACTGAGCAATTTTATCAATTTGAACCGTCAGGATATGTAGCACCGATTGTTGGTCGTCCGTATATTTACACAGTATTTGACTGTTATACGTTAATTCGTGATTGGTATAAACAAAATTTTAATATTGAATTACAAATAGAATACACAGCACCATCATTGGAAACGTGGAGTAGTAATCCAATATTTGATTTGAAATTACCTCAATTAATTGCTAATCATTTTTATGAAGTGTCATTGACAGATGTTCAACGAGGTGATTTGTTATTGTTTTGTTGCACATCACAATCTACTGACCACTTAGGTATTTACTTGGGAGAACAGCGATTTGTTCATCACTCAATCAACAGATTAAGTAGTGTTGATTTGTATGGCGGTTATTGGTTAAAACAAACTAACAAGGTAATGCGTTATGCGTACAATTAAAGTTTATGGTGATTTAGCTGAATTTTTAGGGCATCGTGTTTTTGAAGCTGAAGTAAAAACTGTTGGTGAAGTAGTACGGTTTCTATGTGCTAATTTTGAAAAATTGGAAGCATATATGGCTGATAAATTATACAAAATTGTAATTGGAAAGGAAATATTTTATGATCTTGAGTTAATAAATTTACCACTTGATTCAGGTACAATTCGTATTATACCAGTTGTTGTTGGATCGGGAGGTGCATTTGAAAGTATTTTGTTTGGTATTGCGTTGGTTGCAGCTTCATTTTTCTTCCCTCCAGCAATTGCATTTTTAGCAACACCTGTGTTTGGTATAGGAGCTAGTTTGGTTTTAGGTGGTGTAGCACAATTATTAACACCAATACCACCAATGCCATCAGCTAATTTTTCCCGTGGTGATACACCAAAATTTAGTCCTAATGATACACCTCAATATAATGCAGCTCCAGCATTTGAATCAACTACAGGTGGTGGCGGTGGAGAGTCGTTTGTATTTAGTAATATTGTAAATACATCACGACAAGGATTACCAATACCAGTCGTTTATGGCAAAATGCCAGTTGGTTCAATAGTAGTGTCTTCTGGAATTGTAGTAGGCTCTGATGCGCTAATAAAATTAGGGGAGTAAAATGACAGAAACATCAATAATTGGTGGTTTTGGTAGACGACAACCACAACCTGATACATCTGGAATAGAAAAAGCGATTGAAGATCAGAATAGAGCAATTGAAGAACAAAATAGACAGATAGAAGAACAAAATAGACGAATTGCTGAACAACCAATAAGCAGCCGACGTACACCTGTAGAAGCACCAAATACGTTACTATCTGAAGCACGAGTCTTAGTAATTGATGTGTTGTGTGAAGGCGAAATAGAAGGTTTAGTAGATGGCAGAAAATCAATTTTTTTAGATAACACTGCATTAGAAGATTCAACAGGCAAACCAAATTTTGAAGGCGCACAGATTGTTATTCGTCCTGGAACACAAGCGCAAGAACACGTAAAAGGCGTTGATAATATACAATCTGAAATTCCAGTCAGCATTGAACTAACCAAACGTACTGGTGCAATTGTACGGACAATACTTGATACGCAAAACAAACCAGACCGAGTTGTTATCAGGCTAATGGTTCCTGCGTTGTTACTAACTGATTTAGAAACAGGAGACATACTTGGTACGTCAGTGCAATTAAAATTGGAACGACAATACAATGGTGGTCAATACACTACGGTATCAACACCTGTAATTAGCGGTAAATGCAATTCGCAATATGAAGTGACTCATGCAATTCCATTAGATACAACGCAACCATTTCCTGTCAATATTAGGGTATCACGAATTACAGAAGATTCACCTGATACTAGGTTACAAAATAAAACGTTTTGGCAAAGCTACACAGAAGTAATTGATATTAAATTACGGTATCCAAATACAGCGTATGTTGTGTCATCTTTTTCTGCTAAACAATTTTCATCAATTCCAACCCGTGCATATTTTATAAAAGGAACTAAAATTAAACTTCCGTCTAATGCAACAGTTGATCCTAGCAACGGACGAGTGACATACACTGGACTGTGGAACGGTACATTTGGAGCAGCACAATGGGCAGCAGATCCAGCGTGGGCACTATGGGACTTACTAACATCAACTCGATATGGTTTTGGTGATTATGTTAAACCTGAACAGTTAGATAAATTTACATTTTACAGTGTGTCTCAATATTGTAATCAATTAGTTAGTGATGGCAAAAAAGGACAAGAACCTAGATTTTTGCTGAATATTAATCTTAATACACGGCAAGAAGCATATAACCTGATTAACGACTTGCTTAGTGTATTTATGGCAATTAGTTATTGGCAGCTAGGCTTATTGCAAATTGTACAAGATAGTCCTGCTGATCCAGTCTATCATTTTAGTCAAGCTAATGTAGTTGGTGGTAATTTTACAAATTCTGGTTCATCACTAAAAACACGAAGCACCGTTGTTATTGTGCAATGGTACGATACAGATATTCGTGATATTCAAGAAGAATATGTTGAAGATGCAGACGGAATTGCAAAATATGGAATTATTGTAAAACGCACAACAGCTATTGGTTGCACAAGTCAGTCACAAGCGAATCGATATGGACAATGGTTATTGTTTACGGAAAAATATGAAACAGAGGTAATTACGTTTGATGTGTCATTAGATGCTGGCATATATGTTAGACCTGGACAAATTATATCAATTAGCAATCCAGTACGCAGTGGTACTAGACGTGGAGGGCGTGTTCTTAGTTCTACTATTAATTCAATAACAGTAGATGCTACTGCTCCTGCTGTTGGTATCGCTCCAGAATTATCAGTAATTCTACCAAATGGACAGTTAGAAACAAGAACCAACGTGTCATTAGTAGGTAACACATATACAGTAACACCAAACTGGTCACAACTTCCATCACCATTTAGCGCATGGATATTAGCAAATAATGAATTGCAAACTGAATTGTATCGTGTAGTCGGAATTGCTGAAAATGACCAAGATACATCAACTTATAGTGTAAATGCGCTTAAACATATACCAGGAAAATGGGCGTTTGTTGAAGATAAAGTAACTTTAGCTCCAAGAAAAATTTCAACATTAAAAGACATTCCACCACCACCAACAAATATCACTGTTACTGAACAGTTATATACTGATAAAGGAACTGTACGGTTGTTATTGTTGTTATCATGGACTCATGCTGAACGTGCAATTAAATATCAACTTCGTTATCGGCACAATGCTGGCAACTATGTTAATTGGGGTGAAACTAATCAAAACTCAGTTGAATTTAGAGATGCTGAAAGCGGTATTTATGAATTTCAACTGCAATCAATCTCAATACTTAATATTTCATCACAACCGACTTATTTATATTATGACGCTGCTGGACTATTAGCACCACCTAAAGATGTACAGAATTTTACAGCTACTCCACTAGCGGGACAGATAAAACTAATGTGGCAGCAGTCTGTTGACTTAGATGTGTTGAACAATGGTTCTATTTTAATACGACATAATAATTTAACGTCAGGAGTAGCATTTTCTAATTCAGTGCCTATCGCACAATTTAGTGGACGATCAACCGAAGGATTAGTGCCAGCATTGACTGGAACGTATCTTGCTAGATTTGTTGATTCATCTGGTGTACAGTCGATTAACGATGCTATTATTACCACAGATATACCGTTAATTGATGCAATAAATGTAATAGCAACTAGCACGCAACATCCATCGTTTAATGGTACATTAACAAATTGTTTTCGATATGGTCAGGTTAAGTATGGCACGAATTATGACTTAGTTGGAATAGCATTGCCAAACGTGTTTTATATTGATGACATTGGTAGCAACGTACTTAATTTTGCAGGATTAGCAGATGTATCGGAGGTTCAAACGTTTGGAGCAGTTGATAATTTTGCCGCAATCAACGATATATCGTTAGTGCTTACATTTGCTGGATGGGACGACTATGGATTAATTGATTGGGATGGTGGTACATCGTTAGCAACGGCAACATATTTATTTGATGCACCACTCGATCTTGGAGATGTTTATACTTGTAGAGCAACAGCATCAATACAAAAAACAGATTTTACAACTAACAACTTAATTGATAGTTTACTGTTTTTTGATAATCAGGGTGCTATTGATGGAGCAACAGCGTTTGACACATTTCTACATTTATATTTTCGTACTACATTAGATAATCCTAGTGCTAACCCAACATGGACACCGTGGAGAGAGTTTATAGTAGCTGATTATACGGCAAGAGCTTATGAATTTAAGATAGAGTTTGGTACTACTAATCCAGAACACAATTTATCAATTACACAGTTAGAGGTCAAGGTTGATGTACCAGATAGAATTGAGTCTGAACAAAATGTAACGTATTCTGGCAACGTTTCAAAAACAGTTACGTTTAGCAGAAGTTTTGTTGTACCACCTGCAATTTCAATTACTATGGAAGGAGCTACTACGGGCGATTATTATCAGATTACAGGGAGAACGCCATCCCAATTTACTGTAACGTTTTATAATGCTGCTTTAGCAGTAATTAATAGACAATTTGATTGGATAGCAAGAGGATACTAAAATGGCTCAACATGATTATGTGATTGACAATGGTTCTGGAAGTGCCGTACTAGCTGATATAAATTCGGCATTACAGGCTGTTTTAACATTAAATTCAAATGGCTCAACATCACCGTCAACTACTAATTCATATATGCTATGGATGCACACAACTGACGGGATTAAACAACGAAATAATACCAATACATCGTGGATAGCACCAACGTTGTTTGGTCTAACGTTAAACGACAACATGGTACTTGCTGATGCTAAAAATATTAGTGTTGGTACTACGACTGGCACAAAAATTGGAACAACAACAGCGCAAAAGATTGGATTTTTCAATGCTACTCCAGTAATACAACCATCAGCATTAACAACGCAGTTAACTACTATTACACATACTGCTCCAAGCACTCCAGACTATGCAATACAAAACGTTACCAATAGCAGTCCGTTTGGATTTGTAACAGCGGATGAAGCGAATAGCGTGTTGTCAGTAATTGCTAATCTACAAACACGGGTTGCTGAATTAGAATCAAAATTACAATCATTAGGACTGGTAGCATAATGGCACAACATGATTATGTAATTGAGAACCAAACGGGCGCACAATTTCGTGCTGACTTAAATAATGTTTTAACTGCGATACAAACAATTAATTCAGGAACTACAGAACCGACTGCATCAATTGACTATCAATTGTGGCATGATACAACACTTGGAGCATTAAAGCAACGCCATTCTGGTTCATATACAGGTTTACGAATTTTTCAACCACGGATATTTGATGGCATTTTAGATGCTAATGGCAATAAAATGATAACGTTTACCGCAACGGCAGCGGCGGTAAATGATTTAACAATTGCTAACAATACGACTGGTCAACCAATTAAATTTAATGCTACATCCAGTGTTGATACAAACGTAGGAATGGCATTTTTTAGCCAAGGTAATTCGTCTGAACGTGCGTTATTACGACTAACAGCAACGGCTGTTGCAGTCAATGAATTTACGATAGCTAATTCTGCCACAGGAAATGCTCCAACATTGAGTGTTACTGGTACTGATACTAATATTGATATTACTATCACGCCGAAGGGTGCTGGTAGTTTAACAATTAGTGGTAGTCGTGCTGTACGCATACCAAGCGGCGCAACTACTGACAGACCTAGTAGTCCTATAAATGGTATGTTGCGGTTTAATACAACTACATCATTATTAGAAATTTACAATGATGCTACATTAGCATGGCAACCATTATCACCAGGTATAGTTAGTGCTGCTGGTAGTGCTGCTAGTCCAGCCGTTACGCTATCTACTGATACTGACACTGGTATTTATTGGTCAGCAGCGAATGAACTAGCTATCACTACTGGTGGTACGCAACGTGTGCGGATACGGGATAGTGCCATGCTAATCCCAGTTGGAACAACAGCACAACGACCAGCCAGTCCAGTA